TTGTGAGAAAGAAGATATGTCGCTTTCGGAGTTACCTTTAGAGCCCCAAGCTGGTAGGTTGATGGTAGAACTAATTGACATGTCAACGTAATCTTGAATGTCTGCTTGGAATTTAATGCGTCGTTCATAGTCGTGACTCAGTTTGTAGGCGGTATCGATTGATGCGGGATCGATACTATATTCTTTAATGAGTCGATCAGCGGTTGCATCCACGACATAGGAATATTTCCATTTCGTGCCATCAGTAAGGAAGCGTCGTTTATAAGCAACGGCAAATAGCGGCTCAATTCCTGTCGTTGTGCTAGCGAGAATTCCGATAGTTCCAGTTGGCGCAATAGCCCTATAAGCGACAGGACGTGAGATATAGAATCTATCGCAATGTTCGTTTGCCGCTGTCTCAGACTCATCTCTATAGACTTCGAGCCATTGTTTAAGTTCATCTGTTACCTCGTATTTCTGTCCACGTTGCAGGAGCCACTCGTGAATACCCATAAGGCCGAGCCCGAGTCGGCGATTCTTTTCCCTTACTTTGTATACTTTCTCGTAAGGAAGATCAGCACGCATGGTGCCACAAACGAGGAACTTACTAGCCAAAGCAACCACGCTACGGAGTTCCTCCAGTGACTGTATATTACCGAGGTTAATAGAACCCAAGTTACATACGTCAGAATCATCTTCACTGGTGACTTCGGTACAAGCATTCCTAAGAGTTTCATTTTGTTTATCACCAAAGTTAAAAGAGAAGCCCGGCTCACCAGTTTCCATTGCCTGTCGAACATTAGCAAGAAAGATATTGTTATGAGACAGAGCTAGAGGAATATCACCAAAGGCACCAGAAGTAGAACAAACCGTGTCATCATAGTTGACACTGATGTTGGTCATATCCAAAGCTGCGGAAGCGTTGAAATCTGCTTCCTTGCGAGCTTTCGTCGCAGGGTCCCAATTCTTAGCCTTTAGAAAATCCCAAATATCTTCATGCTGCCAATTAAGACTGGCATAAATAGCAGAGCGACGACTACCGCCCTGCATAACATTACGGCCAATCTCATTAATGGCGGACATGAGGGGGATGGGGCCACTAGCCACGCCGCCAGTCCGACTAAGAGGCTTGCCAGAAGGACGTAACCTAGAGTAGTCAATTCCAATACCTCCACCAGTCATTAGGCAGGACATTGCTCGCCATGTTACGTTGCTCCATTCTTCTCTAGTATCTTCTTCGGCTCGAAGGAGATAGCAATTGTTGTATGCTTTGTACGGACGACCGGCATAATACAAATATCTGCCTCCGGGCAGAAAGCGCATTGCTTTAATATGTTCGGCCAGTTCTCGACGATCTTCGCTGCTAAGTAATGCGGGTTGAGTTCCCCATCGTGTTCCACAGACATCTTCAACGAGCCTGTCGGCCAATGCGTCCCACGTATCATTTGGTCCTTGCGCGTATTTGTTCCTAAAAATTGTTTCTGCAAATGGTGTTTTAAATCGTTCTACAATCAATTGTTTCCCCACTGTTCTGCCATAGCATCTGCGATGCCTTGGAATGTTTTACTGCGAAATTTAACTCTCTCCTCTCGTTTCAACAACGAGGAGTCATACCACCATTTATCAAAGGTTTTCCCGTTAGTGGTTGTAACTTTAGAAGGAGTGATTATATTAGTTGGTATAAGTTTTGGAAGGTTCTTTAACCAGAGGCAAGTCGCTTTACTCGCATCATCACCAAACATCCATGGTTGGATGATTTGATCTGGCTTTCTATATGCCGTTGATATATACCCAATAGGATTTTCTATGGCAATTTTCTCAATAGAAGCGTTCATCAACTCTAGAAAGAAATTAAAAGCATTTTCTCGATCACGTTTTCTATTAGGGTATTTAGGGTGGTCTAACCAACGAGCACCACTACTAGATAAAAAAGTACATGGAGGGTGGGCAATCAACAGGTCCCACTCCAACTTTAAAAGTTGCAATACATCTTGTTTGTAGTGATAAGGCGAAGAGTCCCTACAATCTTGTAAATCACATGACCAAGCATCATGTCCTAGACGTCTAAAAGATTCTCGGACTGTTCCAGATTCCTCACAGGCTACTAATACCCTCAATGTGTTTCATCCTTTGTTCCTTTATTTAAATTATCAGATGTTCCAATGTAAACAGGGGGCTTGTTACTGCCCCCTGTCTTCTCATACTCTTTCTTTTGAGCTTCCTGTGCAAGACGACAAAGCTCACATTGCCCTTTCCTCATCCACATATTGTGAGCAGGACATTTATATGGACTCTGATAGGGAGTGTCTGTCCTACGTTGTCCCATTATGCTGTCAAAGCCTTCCAAGAATGTTGGAAGCTGTTGGGTACAGCAGAGTCAATAGCAAAGGCAATTTCCTGTGTTTCCTTCTGTGCATGGGGATCAGTCCGAAGCTTAACCACACGAGCAAAAGCAGCAAGAGAACCAGACCACAGCCATTCTGTCATTGTGTTTTGAGGCAAGACCATACGTGCTTGTTCAGGCGCGCATCCATCAGCTAACATGGATTTATAAAGTTCTAAACAATAGAAAATCACTTGATCGACTTCCCATGCAGCCTCGGTTTTAATCCCCACACGAAACTCACTACTGCCTTGTTTCACGTTCTCAGCTTTCTTCCTCCATACTTGGGGGAAGAAAAATTCCGGTTCATCATCTACATAGCGACGACTCACTTCGTTCCAGGCAAGTCCGACTTGATGCTTGACCAATTGACGGGCCACGAAAATCGGAGCCTTGATTCGGAAAGATAAGAAGGCATGAGCAAATGGAGTCCAATGGCCATGCTTAGCAAGATAGGAAATAAGCTTTTGGTCTTTTTCATTTAGTTTCTTCTCTGTAGGCTGTCCAGTCAATAAACTTTCTTCTAGATACTCCCAATCGCTTTCTTTATGAAAGCTTACCCGGGCCGCGTTCACCACGTTCAGGTCCGATCCCATGCTGTCGATCAGCTCGACTTTCATCGGCACAATATTCATTGATTTCCTCTTCTGCCTCTTGTTCTTGAATCTTACGAACTAAATAACGCTTCTTGTATTGCTGCTTATCGAACGGCTCGTGCGAGTCGTGTGTACTCTTCTTCAATGCGTTCCTCTACTTCAGGAATGTTAACAATGTCTACAAGTTCCAAACCAATAATATCGAGGAACTCGACAACATCCAAATTACTACAAATCAATGCCTTGAGTTCTTCGATATCGTCACTCATTAATAAGCCTTTCCACCAACAGCAGAACGATTCTCAATCTTGTGATCTGCTCGTTGAGCATTGTATTTTAACTTCTCAACAATGGCACCACCCAGGTCCATACCGTAAGCACCAGCCAAATCGAAGATGCGAATAACAGCATCTGCCAACTCCACTTCCCGTCCCGGTCGATGAGGAAGCTTATCGTCTTGGAGCGATTTGCGATCCGCCTCAAGGGCTTCACTAAGTTCGCTGTGACAGAGAGCAAGCTTATTGCTGAAAGCATATCGATTATTGCGAATATCGGTTCCATCCTTACCAGTCCACCATCCTGCCTTTAAATTATCCTCAAAGATATGCTCTACAAGTTTATTAATGATGCAGGCTTCTGCATTACTTAGTTGCATACTTTTCCTCCATTGCAATGAGAAGATCGACATAGTGCTTAATCTTCTCTAAATCTTTAATACCGCCTTTATCTCGCCAACGGGTAATGTACTTCACAATAGAACCTTCACAGAAGTTCAATTTATTTGCATGAATATACTCGATTGGCTGAATAGCTTTTTCTTTGTAGTGATTACCATCCACTTGTGTTTCTAAGGGATTCACTTGTATTTCCTTTTATTGAGATACCTTAAACTTACCGGCATAACATCAAACTGACCATCCTGAACATCATGCAGCATTAAACAACCCCGCCAATGATTGTTCTGCTGAGGACCGAGGTAGTCTTCATCATGCTCGTAGAAGCTTCCTGCAATGATGCTTGTGATTAATGCTCCATCAGCACGGTAAGCTGTTGCAATCTGAAGACCTTGTTGATGACCGGCAACGCAGCTCATATGCTTCTTAGCTAGTTGTGCTGAGGCAGTGCCAGCAGGACGACCAGCAACACCAGTGACGAAGTAATGGCTATAAGCAACTCCATCAATAACAATCGTTTCCAAAAATGGGTATGTTTCCCATCCAAATTCTGCATACCCAAGATCAGACAGAGAAAGAACCCCGTCAAGTTTGGGATCATCATTAACAGCACGAACAATACGATATTCATGGTTGCCATATAGCATCACCTTACGAGGTTTATATTGCTTCTTCCCATTCTTCTTCTGCTGAGCATTGAAGGCATCAATGGGCGCTAGAAGCGCCTCCATGCCCTTCTTAGCAATGGCAATGTCTTTGACATACCTCTTGCCTTCAAAGCTTTTCTTGCCTACATCATAAGAAGACAGGCTGGACATATCAGCAAAATCACCGAGACAGACAAGCACATCCGGCTGTTTCTCAACAATGTACTTACCTGTCTTCTCTAGAAAAGAAACATCATCCCCATCACGTAGCTGTGTGTCGGGAATAACGAAGTGCTTCATTGCAGAGTGTCCCCAGTGTCAATAATGATGGCTGCTTCTTCAGAGGGCTCTTTACCCATAACCGGAAGAACACCTGCTTGCAACAAGACATTCAAACCAACCTTAATAACCAGATCGGCTTCTGCCTCGCTAAGCTCCCCTTCAAATTTAATCGTCCCCTGCGGAGTTTCTACTACTTTGTTTACGTGCATTCTTTTCCTTATTTGAATTTTTTATAGAGTCTACTAATTTGAGAGGAATGGAGTCCTACTTCTTTTCCCAACTCTGTTTGTGTTCGGCCATTATCTACTTCCTGTATGATATACTGAATGTGTTCTGGAGAAAGTTTATATTGCCAAGGAGGTACTCGTGGTACTTTCTCTAGAGCTTCTTCCGGCTTCCACCCTCTAGCCAGTCGATAATAGATTGTATTGGGAAGAATGTTTAATTCTTCTCCCCACTGAGAGAGTGTTTTCGTTTGTTCATCAAATTCCAACCAATATTGTTTTGTGGTATTGTTTGCTTGTTCTTTAGCAGATGCCCATCGACAATTCTCTGGAGAATAAGGACCGTTGGGATCAAGTCTGTCCAAAGACATGCCTTCTTTACGTGGTCCCATATCTTCATAGAAAGACCAGAAGGAGGCTTTCCAACGATCACATACAGTGATACCTCGCCCACCGTAAAAATTATATCCTGTTGCTTTTTCGTTATAGCAACGAGACAACATATTTCTATACGATGATTCTTCTCTAGGATGGAGAACTCTAGGACTTTTTGTTTTTTGATTGTGTCTCAACACCAATCTTCCTTTCTGCTAGGGACTTTTTCTTGTGACAGGTGGTGCAGAGCACCTGTAAATTACTTTTCTTACAGAACATACGTTCGATGTAAGTGTTCCAATCTACAAAACCAACCTTTGGATCAATTACGGGTTTTTTGTGGTCTACTTGAACTCCCTTTGCTGGGAATTCTTGTTTACAGGCATTGCACCTGAAATGTTGTGCGACCCGGCCAGTCTTCGGATTAACCTTCTTTTCCGTTTTGGCCTCATTGAGAGTTTCGTACTTCGGAGGATATTTCCTCGTTGCTGTACGAAGAGCAGAGATGATGAAGGCTTTAAGGCGGGCTTCCGTCCATTCCTTCTTGTCCTTTAGGAGCTTCCCAATAATCGTTTTCCTTCCTCATAATCCACAAAACCTTTGCATTGCGATGCATGGTTTCCGTGTCTTCGTTATATAGATTTAATAGATATTCATACATATCAATTTCCTCTGTCATTTCCTCAAGAAGATCGAAATGTCCTTGCAAGAATTGAGGAATTTTAACGCGCATCTTTCCGTCAAATCCAGGGATGTTATCACTACGATCCCCCATGATTAGTTGTCCATAGAAGTTTCGCAAACCTTCCAAAGGACTGATGTGTCGTTGTTCTCCCTTAACAAAGTTGTAATGCATTCCAGGCAACATGAGGAGGTCTTTGTCTATCGAACAAACAATAGAGTCCCCATCATGTTCAGAACAATGAGCAATTCCAAGAGCATCATCTGCTTCAATACCATCCGTTACTGAAGCCTTCCAATCTGTGACAAGATGCTCCCTGACACGCTGGAGCCACTTTGGCCGCTGCATGTCCTTTCGATTTGCCTTGTACTCAGGATAGACAGAATAACGAAAATTATTGTCACCAGTAAGAAAAGCCCTAAACTGCATAGCATTCGTTTCATGCAGAATGCGCCTCATCATTTCCGAGGTTTGCCAACAGGCAATGTCCTCTGTTTCATTCTCTGTGGCTGCTGCACAGCGGTATGCCACAATGTCGGCATCAATTAATGCCGTTTCAATCATATATGCTCCAATGGAGCGGCCAGCGAGACTCGAACTCGCAACCCCTGACTTGGAAGGACAGTGCTCTGCCAATTGAGCTATAGCCGCGAAAGTGGTGCCGGATAGAGGAATCGAACCCCTGTAAACGGACTACAAAACCGCTGTAATACCACTATACTAATCCGGCAAAAAGGCTGGTGACGGCAATCCAGCTTGGTGTTTAATTTGCTACCCTCCCCCTTGAAATTACAATGTCATGCGAAGGGGATTATGCGACATACAGAGGGTCCAACGATTTTTAAATTACTTCGTAATCGAGAAGCTCATCGAAGAGATGTTGTCGAAATAGACACCGAGTTCTTTGGTAATCCAACGACGAACATACTTGCGAGCATCCTCATAAGAGGCAAATTGCTTGTTGTTAAAACGCTTACCACGACGATAAATTTTGTACATTGTTATTCCTTATTCCGGTTGAAAGTTCTCATCAAAAGTCGGTACATCATCAAAACCTGTCGCACCGCCGAGAGGCTCTGTGCCATTCACAAAAGCTTCGTATTGCTTAGCAACAGCAATCACTTCTTCAGGGGTCACTTTCTTAGCACCCACAGTAAGAGTAGCGATAGCATTACTAATACTAGATTGACGGACAATGGAAGTTTGCCGCTTCGCTCGTTCTTCGGGAGTTTCATACGTATTCCTAGGGGCTGTGGTAGTTGCAGGCTTGGCTGCTTGGGGAGCGCCGGCACCAACTGCTGTTGCTCCACCCTTAGTCAATGCAATCCAATTGTTGTAAGTCTTGCCATCCTTACCAATGGCTTTGTCAATAACAACGTCGAAGCTCTCACCCGGCTGAGCAGTAGCCAGCACCTTGAAAGCAG